CGTATGAAGGGTGCACCTTCTATGACTTGGGGTTATATTGATGGTACTCGTCACCACTTAGGTTTTGCTAAATCTCAAGGTATGAGTTCTGCTAATAAATTCCCAGGATACGAAATCTGGATGAAAGATAGATGTGATGTATTTATCGAAGATCTTTCTAGAACTGTGTTGATTGAGGAAATGCCACAATTCTAATAATAAAATCCGAGAAGAATCCCCTCAACTCCTCTCCCTCCTACGAGGGGATGATTCTCAAACCAGAGTGTTTGATATAAATAGTATCTATGATCAAGTTCCTTCGATGGGACCACTCTACTAAATAAACCAAATTATTAAATAACTACATTATGGGTAAAACAGGCAAAATTTCTACTATCAAGAGAGAATACAATAGTTCTCAATTGCAAACTATGGATAGTGGGTTAGCACAAAAAGGAATGACTAGAATCCCTGGAACAGGTGTATTCAAATATCCTTATAAAGAATTAGATGGTAAGTACAGAACAGGACTTGATCCAGATGCTGCTTATATCAGACGTATCAAAGATGATACTGAAAGAGAACTTGAAATTGAAAGAGTAACTGCTCTTAAAGCAAAACTTGAGAGTGAAATAGGTGATATTGATTTAGGACCTCGTTCTAAATTCTGGAACTATGGATTATCATTATCTCCAGATGATCAAACTCACGTACAAGCAGTTAAATTAATGGATGGTGATAACTATTTTGATTTATCAAATGCTTTCCAAGAAATAGCCTTTTCATGGTTGAGAGTACATCCAACTATTGCATCTTCTTACCAAGCGTGGGAAAGAGGAGAATATCCAGCAGATACACAATTTTATGTTGTAGATGATGAGATTGAAAATGCAGTGATCTTCAAGAAAAAACAATTGATTAACAAAGCAATTGTTAAATTTGACTCAATGACACCTGAGAAGAAACGTAAAGTTGCAAGACTTTTAGGACTTCCAGTATCAGAAGATTCAAAAGAAGAAGTGGTGTACAACTTAGTAGATAACATATTGAAACAAACTGAATTTAAGAATGGTAAGTATTCAGGATTAAATCCAGTAGAAGTGTTCAATAGATTTGCTGACATGAAAGAAAGTTTACTCCATATTAAAGATTTAGTAAAACAAGCTGTTGTACATTCTATCTACAGAATCAAACCTAACGGTAAAGTTTATGAAGGTGAGTTTGAAATAGCTAAAGATGAAGAAGATTTAATTAAATTCCTTGCTGATGATGATAACCAAGATGAGTTATTAGTATTAGAAGGCAAATTAAAAACTAAAAAACTAGCTTCTATTTAAGAGGCTAGTTTTATAAATATAAAAGAATATGATACCAGTAGATAGTTTATTATATAAGATCGATCAGAAACTAAATAAACTATCAACTAATGAGCACCAACAGATTCAATTGGAAGACAAAATCTTAGCTTTGAATGAGGCTCAGATAAAGTTGATAAAACAAAAAGTTGATGGTATTAGTGTTACTAGTGGATTAGGAATGGATGCATTCAAGAAACGTTATGAAGACTTACAGAGTCTTATAATGAATTACAACCATCAACCATTAGATCTTACATTAAAGAACCCTGAATTAAATCAATGGTGTACGTATGTACATAATCTTAGTCCACAATATATGTTCTATGTAGATTCATATATATTGGCAGATAAAGGAAGATGTAAAGACAGAAAGATTTGGATTAATCGAGATCTTGCTAAACATGGTGATCTTCAGTTCATTATGAACAACGATCATTACAAACCAAGTTTTGAATACCAAGAAACATTCAACTCTTTGTCATCAGATGAGATAAGTTACTATACAGATGGTACATTTATCCCAACAAAAGTTTACATAATGTACATGAGATATCCAGTTTACATAAACAAAACAGGATATATAATGTTAGATGGAAACCCATCATTTGATCAAGATTGTGAACTTGAATTATATTTAGAGGATGAATTGTTAGATTTAACAGTACAAAATCTAGCAATGTATACTGAAAATGCTTCTGCAGCACAGAGTGCAGCTTACAGGATACAAACAAACGAATAAATTTTATTAACATTTAAAATAAATAAAAATGGCTGATTTTTCATTAACCACGATGTTCGTGGTTCCAGTAGGGCAAACTTCGCTCCCTAGCTCTGGCTCAACACAAAACTTGGATAAAGGACAAGTTGGTTTCTTTAGAAACGATTATTCTATAGCTAATGCTGGTAACATTGCTGCTGCACCTTATTTCTACGTAGCACAAGGTAGAACAAACACTTATTTGCAAGGTTCTAAAAGATCTGACAAGATCAAAGGATGTCCTTCTGGATCTGGTTGCAACTCTAACGTAACAGAATGGTACAAAGTATCAGGATGTCCTACAGCTGCTAATCAAATTACTGATGTAACTAATTTCACTGTACAATGTGGAGAAGTTATCACGTTAACTTTACGTGCTCACTCTTCTTATATTGATACATTGTATTTCAATGGTTTCACTCGTTCAGTAACTGTACAAGCTCCATGTTGTAATTGTGATGACAATCCATGTGATGATGTAAGTGCTAACACTATCATCAATGACTTGATCTATCAATTAAACTTGAAAGCTCCAGGAAACAACCCTGATAACATTTCGTTATCTACATTCTACACATTTGAAAACATTGGTGGTACAACTTTACGTATTACAGGAAAACCATTAACTAAATATGGTCAACCTTGTGATATCGCAGCGTTCCCATTTGAATATGACAGAATGTGGTTTAGAACATTTGTATATGCTGGTCCAGCTACTACTGCTGACTTTATCGTTGCTGATAATTGTAACCTTGTTGCTGATCCTACTGTTGTTCAACGTGCTTCTTATGCTACTGGTACATCTGCAGAAATTGCTCAATTAGAGAAAAACTTCTACAGCTACCAAGCAGGTTACTTGAAACATTTATATAGAATGAATGGATATAACGAGAACTTCGAGTCTTGGGTATCTGATGGTGTTACTTATGACACTTACTATATCAAATTCAACGAGTACAACAAATCTGAGTACCAATGGGGTGATTACATTATGGAAGATTCAACAGTAATTATTGCTGCTCCAAATGCTTCAACAAGTGGTATTTCTGCTGCAATCACTACTGTATTAGAAGCTGCTTTAGGTACTGTAGTTGATCAAGGTATTCCTTGTATCACAACTACAACTACTACTTCTAGTGCTCCTGCAACTACAACAACTACTACTTCTACATTGATTCCTTAAGAATAAAGAAGAGTAACATTTAAACAATAACCTATGCCAGGGGAAAGAGGATATCACTCATATTCCTCTGGCATATTTATTTAAAAAACAACATGGCAAACTTACAATTAGATATATTAGTAGTCCCTACTTATACTGTACTTACACTTGGTGTTGCAGATGTTTCTGTATATCCTACCAATCCTCCAGTGGTGTCTGCACCATCTATTGAGATTGATATTCCTGGATTTGGAACTAAAATATTACCTTTTGTTCCTGGTGAACTCAATGTATTTACATCATCTAAATTGGGAATAACAGAACCAGGTTGCAATCAAGCTATTCCTGATGGAATATATAGAATAAGATATTCTGTTGCTCCTGCATATGCAAACTATGTAGAAAAAACAATAATACGTGTTGACAAGCTTCAAGAGAAGTTTGATAACGCATTTCTTCAATTAAATATGATGGAATGTGACAGAGCATTAAAAACACAATCTAGTGTACAATTAAATACAATCAACTTCTTTATTCAAGGAGCGATTGCAGCAGCTAACAACTGCGCAGATTATGAATCCAATACATTATATGCTCAGGCAGATAATATGTTAAATAACTTTTTAAAAACCAATTGTGGTTGTTCAGGTAACAACTACCAAATAAACTTTTATTAATTATGGCACAATGTAATTCGTGTGGAGCTAGAGTGGGATGTGGATGTCAATTAACCAATGGGTTATGTGCACATTGCGCATCTAAAGTTGAAAATAAATAAGATCTGATTATGTTATCACCAAGACTAACTGATTGCCCAGAATGTGCTAACATTCCTTCTTTACTTAGAAAAATAGATTGCAAGTTAGCAGAACTTGGCAACAACTTGTACAACAATATTTCATATATGTTGAATAAGCCTGTACCTGCTGATGACATGCTTCAGTTGATAGGATATAGAAGAATATTAACTCATAAACTTTACAACTATAATTATGTAAATCAATACTCTATAGCAATGATTGCTAGTAGAGTTATTCGTCTTACATCAGGATGTGTTAGTAAATGTAATGAACCTGAACGTTGTTTAGAAGAACCTTGTGACATTACAATTGTACCAAATCCTACAACTACTACAGTTTAAACCTTTTTAAAATAAATAATATGTCCAATTGTTCAAATTGTTATAACGGATGTACAGAGATTGTCTCTGACAGATGTGTTAGATATACAGGAATAGATGTTCCTGTCCTAGGAATAAAAACAGGTGATTCATTATCATTTGTAGAACAAGCATTAATTGAATTTCTTACATCTACATTAGATGGTACAGGAATTAAGATTGATCTTGGTACTACAGTGATATGTAATCTTGTACGACAATATCTTCCTACTTGTGGAGATCTTACTATTGTAGATATATCAAAAGCTCTTATACAAGCTGCTTGTGATCTTCAAGCACAAGTGGATGCTATTGATGATACACTTACTATATTAAATGCTAATTATACAATAGGATGTTTAACAGGTGTTACAGCATCTTCAGATACACATGCTATTGTACAAGCTGTTATTACTAAATTATGTCAAGTGCAAGTTGATTTAACAGCATTAGCTTTAAATCTTTCTACAAATTATGTAAGTGTTGCTGATATAGATTCTTACATAGAAGCATATTTGGATAGTACAGGTAGTTCTACATTAGTTAGTAACAAAA